TCTCGCCCCTATGCAGGGATGCAGGGTAGCCATCGTATGGGACATAATCCATACCGACTGCAAGGCTGTTTGCATAGCCTTCGATTGCACCAGCTCCGATGAAGGCGGCGGCGGCTCCAGCAGTCAATGCACCAGCGGCCGCATACCTATATTGGAAGATTGCGATGACAGCACGGGCGAGCATTTCCTCTGCCAATGCCTTGACGATTGATGCAAGGACCTTCAATGCCATCTTTCCGAGATTGTTCCAAGCGTCCTCACCTTCTGCGAGGTCTTTCCCCAGCGAATAGATTGCATCCCCTGCTATTCCAGAGAACGATAGCACCATCCTTCTTGTAGCCTCAAGCCTGTCCTCAACAGTGGCGAACTCATTCGTCATGACCATCGTGAGTTCCTGGATTGCCGTGCCAATCGAGAGAGAAAGACCTGCGTAGGCTTCCTTGATGGAGTTGTTGTTCCTGTTGAAGTTGGCGATTCGCTCGGATTCGACCCTATTCTCGTTCTTCCTTCTAGTCTCGGCTTCCTTCTTGGCCTTATCGGTGATAGCCTTCTCGTTCTTCTCGACCTCTTCCCGTCTTCTCTTCTCTCGCTCCTCGATTGCACTGTTCATCTGGTCATTCAGTTTCTGCTTCTCATTCGCATAGTACTGTTCGACCTTTACTAAGTCCTCTTCGGTCGCAGTGTTCAGAGCAATCTTCTCGGAGAGTGCCTGTCGCTCCTTTTCTAGATTCCTATCAAGGAGAGACATTCTGATAGCATATGCCTCTTCAATCGCATCGCTTGCCTCAAGCTGTCTTGCCTTTTCAATCTCGGACTGAGTAGCTTGGTCTTCAAGTCTCTTGGTCAGCTCCTCGGCTGTCTTCTTCCTCTCGGTCTCGACCCGTTCAAGTTCCTCCTTGGCCTTCTTGTTGTCGAGGGTGGCTTCCTTGTTCTCCTTGGTCTTCTCGGTCTGTTCCTCGGTGGCCTTGGTCTGTTCCTCGGTCGCTTCCTTCTGCTTGCCTGTGGCCTCGGTCTGCTCCTCGGTGACTTGTGTTGCCTCGATGATTCCCTTGCTTGCCTCTGCCAGCTTCTCGGTAATCTCGCCCACAGGTGCAAGCAGTTCTTCGGTACTGACTTTCTGTAGGTCAATTGCTTCGGTTGCCTTGGAGGTAATGTCGATGTAATCCTCGGTCGACTCCGTTGCGCCTGTCATCCACTTGACAATCTGCTTGACAGGAGTCATCAGCCATGTGAACCTCTCGGCAATTGTTGTGATTATTCCGATGAGAGGCTTGAGAATAGCAGACGCACCATACGCAAGCAGGGTCAGCAGAGGCGAGACTGCCTCGACCAACGCAACAATCAACTTGCTCAACGATTCCAGCATCGGCTCAAGTGGAGGTAGAAGCTGTTGGATAATCGACCCGAGAACTGGGATGATTGGTGCGATTGCTCCGAGAACGCTCTTCAACAGTGACAGGACGGAAGGGAGAAGTTCCTCGATCATCGGAGCGAGCTGACCACCTATGTCTGCAAGTGCCAGCTCCATTGTATGTCTCAGAGTCTCAAGCCTGTCGGCAGAGGTCTTGCTCGCCTCGTTCGTTGAAGCAAGAGCACCTTCTGCCCCTGCAAGAGCTGATGCGAACTCATCTGTGGATATCTTGCCATTCTGTAGTGCCGTCACCATCGTTGAGGCGATTCTTGTTCCGAATGCACTAATGGCAATGTCGTTGGCCTCAGTAGCAGAGGTTGCATTCGTGATGGATGATAGCAGATTGTCCCAGTCGGCTCTTGCATCGGTCCCAGCCTTGGCACTCTCTGCGAAGGACTGCTTCATGCCCATGATAACAGCATTGGTGTCTATGCCCTGCTTTTCGAAGGACATCATCAAGGCTATCGACTCATCCAGGGAGTATCCCATGGCCTGTAACGTTCCAGCATTCGCAGTGAGATTTGCCGACAGCTGAGAGATGGAGACACCACTTGCCTGTCCAGCCACTGTCAGCTTGTCCAGAAGCAACGGCATTTCCTCGGCACTCATGTTCCACTGGTTCATCACCTGCGTTGCAGAAGCAACAGAAGCCTTGACGTCCTGTCCCGTAGCTTTTGCGAAGTCGAGGAACATCCCTGTGACTTCTCGGAGCTTTTCCCCTGTATAGCCGAACCTCGTGTTTATCTCGCCAATAGCAGAAGATACCTCCGAGAAGCTCTGCTCGGACTCGGAATAGACCTGTCGGGCAACATCCATCAGCCCTGCAAGGCTCTCGCCTGTAGCCCCTGTCGCATTGACGATGGTCTGCTGTCCTTCCTCAATGTTCTTGGTCGCTTCGATTATGCTTTTCGTCACCTTCACGAAAGCCGCACCAACAGCAGTTGCAAGCGCTGTGGCCTTGAGGTTGATTCCTCCGAAGGCCTTGGTCTGCTTCTTCTCTGCGTCCTGTACGACCCCTGTCGAATCCTCGACTGTCTGGCCGAACTTCTTGATGTTGGTTATTCCTGTCGAGTTATCTACATCGACCTTGAACTGTAACGAACCTATAATGCTATCTGCCATGCCATACCCTCATCATCTCTGCAAGGCTTCTCAGCCCTGCTCCGATATCGCTCCGTCCCTTAAGAGCAACGGATGCTTTCGCCTTCATTATAGCAGAACGCTCAGAGGCATTGAATTTCGTAGGAGTAGGAACAGGCATTGTCCTAATCCTTACGACCTCTGCGAACTTGGTACCTTCGGGAAGGCCTTTCAATAGAGCCAAAAACTCCTCTATCGACATCTCAGCTTTGTTGAGGTCGATTCCATAGGTCTGCATGAACCCTGCGTAGATGTAGTCGGAATCTTGGATGATGTCAAACGAGGGCGGTCGGTTGTCCTTCGGCTTTTTGTTGAACAGATTGAAATATGCGGTTATCGCCTTCTCCCACATTTCAACGGGAATGCCATCTTCGAATAAAAGAGGAATCACCGCTTCCAGTTTATCCTCTGCGAGAATGTCCTTGCATCGGAGAACCTTCAAGGCGGTGATGTAGTTCTTGTGGTTGTTCTTGATCGGGTACGCCATGCCTTCTATTTCAACATGGTCATGGTATTCAAGAAGCACCCGTCAACCTCTTTGCGTATTCCCTGCTTTCAAGCCGTGCGTTCTCCTTCAACGCAGGAAGGAAAACACCCGTGAAAAACGGATAGACCTTCAAGAGCATTTCGTCATAGTTCCCTTCGTAGTAGGTGAGAATCTTGTCCGTGATTTCTTCCCCGAAACCAGTCTGAAACATCGTGATTACACTTTCACCCAAGAAATCGACCAGTTCCTTTGTTATTTCCTTGTTGTTCTTTTGGAACGTGTCAATCTTGGTCTGTATGTCTCTCAATCTGCTCTGTGCTTGGAGAACATTTTTGTATGCCTTCATCCCACCTACGGGGATGGACACGATTTCGTTTCCCAGTTCCACTTCAAGGGTACTGTTCTTTGCTCTTTCCAGTCTGTATGCCATGTCTCCCCCTAAACTACATTCAGTTTGTAGTTTCTCACGAAATAATTAACCCCGTACCGCATAGCGTCCATAGCGTGGTTATACATATCTACGGGATTTCCATGTGCGTCAACAACATACATGGTCAACTCCCGTAATAAATCATAATGCCCCCATTCATCGGTGTCAATGACACGCAGGATTCTCTCGGACATGAGGTTCTGCCCTCTTGCGATTCCTACGGCGATGCCCTTGGAACTTCCCCTTATGTCATGGGCGTTGTTGTCCGCTCCACGGGTTTGGATTCCGCACTCTCCCAGTTCTTCTCTTAATGCAAGGCACGCAGGGTCGATGAACACTTGCGACCAGTTCATGTTCCACTTTCTTACACAGTAGGGTATGAAGGTCTTGGCAATCTCCCTCGATTGCACGCTCATGGCTTTGGTCAATCCCGAATCCCTGCCCGAATAGTAATACTCGTTGACGGCGTTCAAGTAGAACTCGTTTTTCTTGCGTGTGACAATCCAACAGATGATCGAGGTGGCATCCTTGATACCGCCATCTCCCGAGAAGAACATCTCCACTTTTTCCTCGTCCTTGGGTAGTTCTTTCAAGAGGTTATCGGAATGGCTGAACATGGAGTAGATTACTCCCTGCGGAATACACCTTCTGCCGTACCAGTCACGCTCCAACAAAAACGGGTTCTTGGACAAGATACGGTACAGTTCGATTTTCCTTTCCTTGGTGATGATAGGGTTGTCATCCATTGTCCAATGTGACCATATCGTGTTCTGTACTTCAAAAACCTCTTTGATTACGGGGTGTTGCGGAGACGGTGGGTTCAGATCGGCGAAGTGTACCCGAAGTTTGCTTGCGAAGGTTCTGCGGAAGGCTTCTTGGATTGTAGGCAGGGTGATAAGGTCTATCTCGCAGAAATACACCGAACCGAGGGAAAGTCCTTGGAACGATTTGTAACTGGATGAATCTCCACCGCCCTTGTAGTAGACCCGTCTTATTCCCTTCGGGGTCTGAATCAGAAGATGCTTTCCATTTTCATCATCCTTCAACTTGCAACACCCTGCGAAGATGTGCAACAATCCCATGCCGTCCGATTCTATGAGGAGTTTATAGGCTTGTTCTTGGGAGAATCCGAGTACAAGGTGGTTCTCGTCCTCTGTCTCGATTAAGAAACGGGCATAACGAAACGCCCCTGCGGTTGTCTTTCCGCTACGGGGCGACTATGAGCCTTCCAACACTTCAAGGCTAGAATCCACAAAGGGACGTCTAATTGTTTCAATCTGTTTAGGACTGAACCTCAAAGCATTAGTCGGCAAGGCAAACCCCCTCTATTCCTTTTCTGTTGTTTTTGAAGCATTTGTGCATGATGTTGTAAAGTGTTTTCCTGTTTACTTTCAATTCTATCTCGGCAGACTTCATGCTTGGAAAGGTCTTTGTCTTTCCACCTTTGAAAGTTACCCGTATCGGTTTGTCTTTCAAATGTCGAAGCAAATCAATATTCGGTCTTTCCAAACCAGTTCTGTATGCGTGCTTCATGTTTTCTTGTTGCGTACACCACTCAAGGTTGGAAACGGTGTTGTTGGTTTTGTCTCCGTCAATATGGTTGATTTGTGGCAACTCGGACGGATTCGGAAGAAACGCTCTTGCGACCTCTCTGTGGACAGTAAGGATTTTTTGTTTTTTCCCCTCTATCCCCTTCCGAATACCGAAGATGCAATAGCCTTGAGAATTTACTCTTGTTTTTATCGGTCTTAAAGTTTCTGCGTCTCTTACGCACCCCGATTCCGAAATTTCATAGGTTGGATAATCTTGCAACTTCTTCCATGTTTCCATGTTTTCATTGTCTCACAAATTACCCAATCAATCAACTACTTCGCACACTTCCAATGTCATAATATGTAGTTTTTCAAATCCTCTTCGGAAATGGGTTCGGATTCCGCTATCTCCTGCTTGCCTTGGACAACATCGACAAGGGTCTGCATCAGCGAAGTATCTGCCTTGATCTCCACGTTGTCTGTCATGCCGAGCCAGTTCTTCGCCAAGAAGATAGCCATTGTTGCGGACTTCTCGGAGAGTTTCAGCATATGTCTCCGCAAGGACACTTTGCCCCCTTCGGACATTCTTTTATATACCACCGAATAATTCTCATCGAACTCTCTTTTGCACCAGTTCTGAATGGTGTCCTCGGAACAGTCGAAAAACCCTGCGATTTCTCCCAAGGTGCATTGTAGTTCACAGAGTTTTCTGAACTCGGTCTTATCTATTTCCTTTTTTGGTCTGCCCATTTTTTTCGGTTCTGTATCCATTCCGTTCAATCGCCCTGCCTTGCCTTTCCGCTTGTTCTCTTGTGGGGTACACCTTACCAGTCTGTCCCCATTGGTAA